TCTCCGCCTGCCCCTTAGATTTCCGCTTGGGGTATGCCCTCCAGAAAGTTTCAAACTTTTGTGATATAGATTGTTTAGTATTGTATTGTTTAGTATTGTTTAGTTTAGTTTGTGGTTTTTTGCTGACATTAACGGGGTTTTTGTTGACAATAACTGGTTTCTCAGGCGTGCCAGTAGCGCGGCGCCGGTAAACTAACTCTAGATTTTCTATTAAATTTTGGCACCAGATAACTTTGCTTTTATGTAGCTCTGGATCGATAGTTCCCAAGTCTGCTAGTAATTGTAGGATTTTTACAGCAATATCTTCTGTTACATGGGTTTTTGCTAACAATAACCGCCAACTAGCGGGGTTATTGTAATCATAAACTTGGTTCTCAGACTCACATAATAGTTCTATTATCTTATACCAGAAGGCATAGCCATCATTCCCGTACTCATTTTGTAGTATCAACTTGGTTTTGCCTTCACTCACAAAATGAGGGAAGTAGTCTACTGTTTGTTTTTTAGGTCTAGCCACTTGGCATCTCCTGCCTTAATGTAATGTTCATTTACCTCCATTATGGGTCTCAATAGCCTTTAGAATAGCTTGGTGGGCTGATTCAAAGATTTCAAACTCTTTCTTAAATCCATTAATTGGAGTGGTATCTGTTGAGTCGCTATAGGGATTTATTATCCCCTCTACCGCTTCCCTTATCTTGGCTAGGGTTTTCGTGCTTTGTTTTTTAGTTATTAAATCATCGTAAGTTTTCCACCAAAGACGCTGACCTCTTCCTGCGTCTATTTCAATTTGTTTCCACTGTTCATAAACCTGTGATCTTTCCTCATCAGTTAGTAACATATCCATCTTAACTCTCCTATACTCTAGTGGGGCTAGAGTGTTTATTACTGGTTATACCAGCCATACTCATTTGGCTTACTAAACTTCAGCCTTCACCCCACTATAGAGCTATGCCAGCTAGTAGTAGAGTCTTTCCTACTTCAAGTTACGCATTCCCGTAGTGGTTAGCTCTCAGATCCACCTTGTTAGGCTGACTACACAGGTGTAACGCTCTGTCCCTTTACGGGTAGCTGGCACACTTGCTGGCTCGGTTATCACGCAGTACCGATTGATCCTAGCGAAGTTATTGCAGGACACCAGCAAGCTATATTGTTAATCCTCCCCGGCAATCTTGATAGAGTATCGTTCGCTTGGAGCAGTTTCAAAAGAAACGGACTTAGCAGCTATCGGTTTTTTGTCGATAACGAATCGACCTATCCGGTACGGAGTAACCTCACTTGTAGAGGCTATTTTTTCCTTGACCTCTTTATCAGTTTTCCGGTACTCAGATACGGATGCTTTCAAGTCCTCGCGTTCCTCTAATAGTTGCTCCAGTTCCGGATTCCCTACGAAGTGTTCCTCCATGTGTATCTGTTCTTTGACTTTAGTTACCATATTTAACTCCTTCCTTTTATCTCTTAGTTAGGGCTATAACATCTGTAAAGTTCCATGGACCCTCTTCACGAAATGGGTCGCTGCCCCTTTGTCCATCTTCACCACTGCCTCAAGGACGGTCCCGGCTTCCACCTTGTAGGTGGCCTTGATATAAGAGAGTAAATTGGCTTCAGTCCACGCCTCCAGCTTCTTGGCCCGGATTGCCTTAAGTGATTCCTGTAACCAGTCAAGGTCTATCACACTCTCCGGCTCTGTCTGGCCTGGTATTGGCTTGGCTACTGCTGCGGAAGCTGCCTTGGCATTTGGTGGGTCCTCGGGGAATAACTCTTCAGCATCCTGTTCGGCTTGCTTCTTCTTCTTTTTGGAAGGTTCATAACACCACTCTGTTGGCTCGGTTCCCTCTATGGGATGAGCATAACTCGTCATCTTGCCCTTCTTGAAGAAGGCTGTATCGTGGAGTTTGCACCAGTGCTGGCTCTTATCCACAGGTTCCTTCATATCGTCTGTGACTTCCTCTGCTGGTAGCGGCTGGAACCCTGCCAAGATAGCCACGTAGCTGTAGTTCATCCTGTATGCCTTACTTGTAGCAAAGGTTTGAGCAGCACTTTTACTTGCTTTATCCTTAGCATCTCCCTCTTTGCCTTTGCAGGCGTTCTCTGTGAAGTAGCAGGGCATTATGGCACTTCCCACGACAATACCATTACTATTCACTAGATTGACTTTGGCATCATAGCCGACTGTATTTCCGTCTTTAGTGATAGGCGTTATAGTTTCGGTTACTGCGTGAACTGAGTTGAAGGCTCCGATAGTTTCCCATGCCTCCACCTGTAGATACTTCTTGCCACTAATCACCTGAAAACATTTTGTCTTTTCTACTATATCCATCAGAAGTTTGCATTGAATTGTGGCGTTATCTACTACATCTTGCGGAGATAGTGCTATTGATTGTCCCCCGGGTAGTCCTAATGCTGTTCTTTGTTCCATTTACTTATTCCTCCTTTTTTAGTTAGTCGCTCACCTAGTCACCCTCTTGTGCCTCAGCGATGGCTCATTGTGATTAAAACGCCTTTTCAGCAAATGAAGGGCTGCATGTTCACCATGCGGTTTTTCCTCTAAGTTTTTAGGGTTGTCATCATCTTTGATTTCATTTTTGTGGTGGGCGTCATAGCCATCTCGGAGCAGTCTATTTAGTTTGGACTCAAGAACTAATACTGCTCTTTTAACATGCCCATTATGAGTCCGATGATGCTCAAGATTATGAACAAATACATAACCTCTAACATCTGTATATTGACCACCTTTCCAATGAGCAGCCCCTTCTCCAAACTTCCCATATTGGGGATGATTAGCACCAATCTTAGAACAGGATTTACATCTCAGGCTTCTAGGTTTACCATAGTGTGTTTGGACTAATCGGACTTTGCCGCAATCCACGCAAGCACAGTATTTCCAACTCGGCATTATTTCCGCTCCTTGTCCCAGTAGGGGCTTTTACATTTCGGGCAGATACGCACTTCGGGTTGGCGGGGATACCAAGAATGACCACACCGCTTACATTGCAGGCTTGTAACTTCTGTTTTCATATCTCACCTCTTACCTAGAAGTATAACTTATCGGTAAGTATTTGTCAAGTCTATTTTACCTCGAAACCCTAAGAGTAGGCAGATTATAAAACTCAACGCCGGCTACCTGCTTCTTATCGTGGCTACTCTTGGCTATGGACTTGAGCATAGCATCGTCTGGTATCATGTATTCCCTTGGTAGCTTCTCAAGGTCGACGATGCGGTATTTCCAGTTGTCAACTAGCCCAGACGTTCCCTGGTCAGTGCGTGTGAGCTTCGGCGCGAATAGCACTGGGATAGGCTTGATTTCTACTGTAAATTCTCCATTGTTAGCCTCGGCCTGTCGCCGGGCAAGGTCAATGGCATCCTGATTCAGCTTTGCCGTTTCATCTGCCTTTCGTTTCTGCTCAACTTTATAGGCTGTCAGTGCTTTCCTGGTTATCTGTTCAGCCTCGAGAAGAGGCGCGGTTATCAATTTGTATGCTCCATTGATGGCGCCTAGATACTCATTCAATGGGACTGTGAATGTCTTGCGTTCGGCGTCGACCGCTTTCCTGAGTTCGCCCATAACGGTCAGGTCGTCGTTAGCTGCCTTAGCATCGACCTCTGTCACGATTTCCCGAGCCGCCGCTATCTCGACCATGCGCTTCGCTGATTCAAGATGCCTGGCAAATGAAGGCGCGGCGCCGGGGTCGACTTTCACGATGGCCGTTCCTTTAGAAACTACTACCTCAGGTTTTGGCTCAGCTGCCGATTCCTCTAATAATGATTCCGTTATTTCAACCGGCTCTCCAACATTCCTCAGCGTCAGACCTTCGGCATTTAGCCCCTCTTCCATTTCCTCGTTCTCTGGCTTTACCACAGGGACTATCGAGCCAGATGGTATTGTCTTGACTTTATCCCTGAAGCTGGCTATTTCCGATTCAGACACTCCAACCGCACTGACTCTGGCCTTGCCAGTGGTGTCCCGAACTGGGACGGTCACAATGTCGCCCACAACCAGCTGGTCCGCGGAATAATAGGTATATTGACGCGAGCTTAATTCCCCTGAGGTTTCTGAGTAGTATTGAACCTTGACGATAGGTAGATTGTATTCAGTAGGGATTTCTTGCTCAATGAATGGCTTTTTGGTTGCCTGAGCTTCCGCTACCCTCTTGGCTATGTTAGCCGGTGAATTTACCTCCGCTTCCGCCCTCTTCTCGGCGATACACTGAGCGCACCCAGTCTTCAAGTCAAATTCCCCGTGTTTACAATGTCCTTTAGTCTCTTGCATGATTACCTCCTCTTATCCTGTATTTTTGATTATTACTTCATAGCCATCTATCACCTGCTGAAAGTTATCCTTATAGTGAGCAGAGATAGGACCTTGACCAAAACCCCCTACTACTTCGATGCCACACCCCGGGCATTTCCATAGGTCAGCGTCAAATATCTCATAGGGTCGGCCATTTGCCATATCGAGAACTCCGACTCCATTAGTCTCAGGGTGTAACTCACGATTACATTTACTACAGACTGGCCGATGATAACCGGATATAACTTGTTTCTTGGTCTTCTCCATGATTACCTCCTTTAATTAGCCTTATAGTTCACCCATTCTTCTCTCTCAGAATCTCCTCTAACTGCTGGTCTACCTTTGAGCCGATGATGAAGCCACGATTAGTTCTTTCAGTTTTGCTCATCCTGTAACCAAGTTCATATCCCTTAGCTAGTCCGGCATCATAGCCAGCATTATAGGTTTTCTTAAGTTCGTCTCTGATTATTCTCCTGGTTAGCTTCCTTAACATTTCTGACTACCTCCCCCTGGGGGAAGCAAGAGTTGCTGGCTATGACTGCTCCCCCCGGTTATATTTCGTCTTACACAGCCCCCTTAGTTCGCCTAACCGGTTGAGCGACCGTTTCCCTCCATTTCGATTAGATTCGGCCTCGGGAGCTGGTAGTCGCCGTAATCTTGACCTTCCGCCTAACTTGCCAATTTCACTGTAATGGGCTTTCCCATACCTCATTAAGGTTTGAAGCCCACCTATTCTGCCGTAATCCCGGTAGCTGATATACGGGTGACAACATAGAAGACAGTAATCCCCATCGTTCTCATCCCGAACGAAGAGAGTACCGCCACAATTCTTACAGACTTTCCTAGTTGCTATAGTCATTACCTATCTGCTCCGCAACTTAAATGCTTCCAGTAATCCCTCATGTTGTCTGCTATCTCACGATCCTCATTAGCTTCCGCCCATATTTCAGGGTGTTTCTCCTTGATGTGCCGTACTGCCTCTTTAGCATCCATTGTTGAGAAGCCACATTCACAAATTACTGGCATTGGTAGTTTGTTTTCAGTCACCATCTTTTCTCCTCCTTAAATAAGTGCTATCTGGTGTGGCTGTAATATCTCTCGGGAAGCTATCTTGAGGTCTCTATATCGGCCCAAAACCTCAAGGGCACGGTGCCTTAACTCACCCAGGTGTTCTGTAATATCATCGGCACTATCGGCAATGTAATAACCGTAGGGTTGTTGAACTGAAGATATTACTGGCAACCCATCGGCTATTAGTTCTCTAATTACCTGGCGCACCAACCGATCATTGTTGAACCCCAAAACTGTAGCCAAGTCTTTCCCAGTCCGGGCTTTCTCCTTGCCTGTCCTGAGTAGATACCTGACTTCTTGCTTTAGCTCGCCGTTGGTGCTCATTTTCTATATCCTTATCCTGCTGGCATCCCTCATAGCCTTTAGATCATCAATCTGTATAATTGTTCTTTGGTCCTTGATAGTTCCGTTTTCGTCTCTTATCCCTTTTATGATTTCAAAACATTTAAGGCAGTAAACTCGCCGTTGAAACAACACACACAACCCAACATCAAGGCCACACCTATTACAGATAAAATTGCCAGTCTTTTTGTTTACCTTATTCTTGAGCTTAGCTGTCATTTCTTGCTCCTTCTGTTTTTATTCCAGGCTTTCCACCTTTCCAATTCCTTCTTGTCATGCCACCATCGTTCAATGAAAGCCCATAGACACAGAAGGAAGAAGAAGCCCAGTAAACCAAGGAGAGATATAGCTAATATGTGCATCTATTAATTCCCCCTCCTGGCAATATGTACAAGGTTGCTAATAGCGAATCCCATAATGACTATTAACCCCACGATTTCTAGCACCAGAATTATTGTGTTTGGTTCCTGTATTAATACCTGCCCCCACATGGCTATCATGGTGAAGTGAACTAAAAAGGCTAGAGCCAAGCCTATTACTATAAAGTTTGTTATCCACTGTTTCATTTCACCCTCTCAGATTTTGATTCTTCATCGAATTCATGTGTCTCTTTTTATGGCACTTATGACAAAGTGTTATTAGGTTTTTCTCATCATTGGAGCCACCCTGGAACAGTGGTTTAATATGGTGTGCTTCCAGCCCTACGTTCATCAGGAATTTACCGCAATCTTGGCAAGTAAAGTCATCGCGCTCTAGGACAAATTCACGCAGATTTTCCCAATGACGCTTAGTTTGATTCCAGCCTTTTGTTCTATTGCGAGCTTCGAGTTGGCATTCCTTCGAACAGAACGTGCGCCCTTTATGGGCATTGACAGGCAAAGGATTATTACAAACCGGACATTTTCGGACAGTCGATTCAAATCCACTTTCAACAAGCGTGGCACATCTAGCCGTGCAATAAATTTGGTCGGGATATAGTGGCTTGAAAGCCCAACCGCAGAAGGGGCAAATCTTTCGTTCCCCCATTAGCAATTCTAATTCAACAGCTTTCATCTAATTGTCCCTAAACATCCCTGATAGCTTTTTTCGGAACCAGTGGGGGAAACCTATGACCCAATCCCTAAAGACACCGCCTCGTTTATTCTGTGGCTTCTCAGTGGCGCTGTGTTTGGTATTGTCGGATATTTCCACATAGACCAATGAGTTTAGTTTGGGAATTTCACGAGCTATGGCCCTTAGAAATTTGATGCCAGGGTTTCTCTTGCCACTCTTGATATAAGACCAGGTTGAACGGTCAATCCTCAAGAGTTTAGTTAATTGATTGTCACTAAGCTTTTCGTCTTGCTGGTATTTCTTTACCGCTTCTATTAGATTATTCACTGTGATTTTAACCTCACTGTGGATATTATAAACAACTATGTGGCATTTGTCAATACCTTTGTAGTTTTTTTTCTACTATTTTTCAAAATAGTATATTAAAGATAAGATAAGACATCTTGACTATGACTATTTAAGATGTAGAATATAACCACAGACTTGAAAATATATACAGATGTGCGACAATAATCTACAGGTAGGAGATATGACTGAAGAAAATGTAGGTAAGTTATTAAAACGACTGTTAGCCGAAAAGGGCCTGAGTCAAAGAAAGTTAGCTAAACTCTCTGGCGTAGACAGGGGATATATCAATTCCTTAATTAAGGGAAGAGCTGGCAGTATAACCATACGGATTCTCAGACAATTAGCTGAAGCTCTAATGGTGGAACCCGAAATATTTTTGCAGTCAGTTTCCGCTATTCCTGAAGAAACACCACTGGAACTAATGCACCGGGCCTTGGTTACTTTCCCTGACACTATTCCGATATTTACTGAGGAGAGATGATGATTACCCTAATGTTTGGGAATAAAAAAACATCCCCCTTTCATCCGTAAATGAAGGGGGGAACTACTACTACTACTCAAAAGTTATTTTAGGGGCTTAGATTCTGATTCTGTGGCTTCTTAATAGGATGGCGTTATCACTTGCTGCCATTCTTTGCCTTAAGCCAGGTTATCAATTCCCACAGAACCTTAGTATTATCAGAAGTTGTCCTATTATAATCACCAGCGAGAGTTGCCATCCGATTTTCTATGAACTTGCGATCTTCCCGCATTTGTTTAATGGTCTGCCGATAAACAAAAAACATTATGACCGCAAAGACAGCACCTACTCCACCTACAGCTCCAATCCATTGTAAAAAGTCTATCATATCTAATCCCCTTTCTGTCCGGGTATATATTCAGTCCCCCAGAAGAAGTGGCCGTGAATATAACCGACTGTATAAGCGGCCATAATTACTAAAAACCACTTCCAGCTAATTAGACCTACTCTTCCCAACACAAAGCCACCGATAAACAGGCCCACCAAAACCAAATACTCAAGTTTATGGTAAATATCCCTAGAAATATAAGTCCATGGCCTGCCGCCTATTCTTGTCCAGATCCACTTATAAATGCTCACTTTATACCCCTATATATGAATTGCTACTCCGTTCCATTTGTAAATACCCGTCCCATCATGCTCCCCACAATCAACTGAGGGGTTGAAGAACAGACCATCCTCGTTGTTAATACTATGACCAACCACTCTTACTATATCGCCGGCATTACTCGGTGCTGTCTGTGTCATAGCCCCGGGTGTGGTATCCATAAAGATTTTTTGTCCTCGGCTTCCCCAAGCATATTTAGTTACTCTTAAAACCCCGTACATATGAAAATACATATAATCATCTGCTACACCATCTTGAATAGCTATGCCTAATAAGCCACTAGATTTAGGTATGTCCTCAGAGTCGTAATCAGCATCAGCTAGCCACATCTTGTCATCGCTCTTCATGTAACATAAATCGCCAGCATCAACCGCCTCTCCTGCAAGGTATCTCATTCTAATGCCAGATTCCCCTAACGCCCCTTCCCAAACCTTAGCAGGCTGATAAACTAGATCAAAAGTAGTATCTCCTGTTCTATGACAAGTATTATGCAGTCCTGCACCTATCCATCCAAACTTAGTAAAGCCGTAAAAGTGGTTGTGAGTACAGCCAGTACCCGCAACTAATGAGTCGCCAGTAATCTCGTCTTCATCCCATAAGTAAGCAGGAGCAAAGATATTGTTTGAAATTCCGCCGCTAGCAGCTCCGTGTTTTAGAGTGATAATATCATCAGTTAAATAATCTGGTTCATCAACATTGATAGTGTTAATCATCAATCCAACAAATTGACCGCCGTCAATATGGGCACTTCCATCCCCTGTGGTCTCCAGAACTATGAGATACACACAGGCAGTAATATTAAATGATGTAAAAGTTATTCCATTTATATATACACTTTTTCCCGCTGCGGCATCTGCTAGGACGTGTAGCCCAGTATTAAACCCATGAATATAAACACGGTTTAAGTCAAGTAGTTCGATATAACCCTTGTCTAAATTACCTTTAACATGGATCTTTAGTCCAGTTCCAGTAGTATCAAACCCATCACCATCCCCACCAGTAATCATAACATTCCTGAAAGGGATCATATTTCGGTCGGACTCAGTGTCTTCTATGTACCAAGTTACCGCCGTACCTACCCTGTCATCATCGTCAGCTAAAATTGTAAGGTTTTCAAACTTAGCATGCCTAAGTGTCCTAATACCATCTGCATCAGTTTTAAGTTTAATGAGAGTACCTTTTGTAGTTTCATATGGGAACCAGCAACCCTGACCTTTAATTACACAGTCGCTAAATTCTTCTATCGCACCAGCATCAAATTCAAGTATTCCTGTTCCTAATTCGACAATGCCATGATTAGCCTTCGCAATAGCTAGGTGAATATCGTTAGCATCATCGGTTAAATCACAGACCGTACCACCAGAAGCTAGTGCAGCGGCTTTCTCGGCATCAGTAGAGGTACTGGAGGCAATCTTAACCGCTCCCCCAAAAGCTACAGCAGACCCTTTTATGGTAGTTGGATCAGTCCATATTCCTACTTGTCCAGCAGTTGGGGTACCACTTACTGAGACATCACCACCACCAATGGGACTTGAAAAAACAAATTTGCCTAGACTGTCATCCCACATCAGAAATTTATCTTCGCCTGGGTCAGCAGGGAATATGGTATCAGTACCACTAACCGCATGACTGGCTTTGTGTGCTTTGGGTGCATTATCAGCAGTAACATCGGCATTTTCTGCTACAGTATCCAGTTTACCCTTATCTACTTTAGACATAAGCCCATGCAGTTCATCGGTAGCATCGTGGTCAGTGTTATCTTCTGCGGCAGCATGGTCATCTAACTTAGCCCCTTCTGCCTGAATCTTAGCTTCTCCATCAGTGTACTTAGTATGATGCTGACCCGTTGTAACATCAGTCAATTCACTATGGGCTTTGGTAGAATGGGAAGCTAGGGTGTGGGCTTTCGGGGTATGATCTTGAACCTGCGCCTTAGTGCTGCCTTCTAACTTTTCAGAATTGTCCACTACACCATCGATATCGATGTCATAGGTGGACTTGAGCATATCCCCTTCACCATTGCCACCACCACTGACCGAAGGCTCTCGTTCCTCGAGTTTTTTGATTCTCTTTAATAGTTCTATTAAGTCATATTCACTCATACTCGATATCCACCTTCTCAAGGAAGTTACTCAACATACTCAGCCTGACAGATTTGACCAGGAAATCGTCATCAATGTTTCTCAGACCGTTATAGATGCTCACCTTCTGCCCGATGACCAATCCTTCTTGATAGCAGGTCAAGCTCCCATCTACCTTACCGAAAGCCGCTTCTGCTAATTCAGCATCACCGCGTAGGATTGCCCACGCTTCGGTGTCAATATTTCTATCAACTATCTTTCCTTCATACCACTCTCCGTATTTTGCGTAACTCTCATCACTCTGCCTGGTTACTACTACCGGAACATCGGGATCACCGACAACGGTTACTTTATTGATTATCTTTGAGTCATCCTCTATGTGCTCAAAGTTGTTATACATTTTCTTGGTGGTGAGAGAAGGACTATCAGACAATTCAAATGGAGCTTCATCGGTTGAAGGCGTAAAATAATGGAGTTTCTTTTCGTAGTCGATAAGCCATTCCTTACTAAATATGCCCGCCAGTTCCTCCATGACCTCGTTCAGATATACCCGCGTCCAGTCTATGGTTATTTTTGTTCCGGATGATTCCACGTAAGTTGAAGTATCAATCTCTGGTAAGTAGGTAGAAAACAAATCGTCTATTATTTCCTGCTCGGTCTTTTCCTCATAGGATTCAGTCACTAATTTTTGAGTAGTCAGAATGTTATAGTCCTGAGTTGAACACCGGTAGAATCGTCTTCTGCCAATCAACCTGATTTCCTTAGTGGCAATATAACCTCCAAAGAAATGATCAAGATAGGTACTACGACCGCCTATTGATGGAGTCAAGCTGATAGCGCAATTCTGCATCGGCGTGGGGGCTCGGTCTATTTTGACTTCGCCTTTACCCATGGGGTGAGTATATCCCCCCATAGCTGGAATGAGGGCAATCGCGCAGGAAGGTGTAGCCCATTTCTCCTCACCCAGAAAATCAAAACTAGCCGTAGATATTCTATTGCCCAATCTGGAATCCAGCTTAAGGCTCGGCTTCAGAACTTTAACATCGGCTCCATTAATCTTAACTGATACTCTCATCTTTCTTTAGTGCCTCAATTTCAGTATTACAAAACTCCTTATGGATCCTGGTTGGTCGGGGCAGTATAAGTAACCTCAAAATACAATCTGAAATTTTGTACCTCAGCAGTGCCACTGACTTCTCGTTTAGCATAAATTTGAATCAAATCATTTGCTACCCACTCCGCATTAAGATCCTCGGTCCAAGTTACAAAACTATCGCTAGAAGATTCTTTTTCCACGCCAAGAGCGACTCCGTTTCTATAGATTTTCCCCCAAGCCCGATATTCACCGCCTGTACTTCGTAAATCAAATTTTGTTCTAATTGTTCCCCAAAAGCCCTCGTTTAATTTAAACTCCTTGATTTTGACATAGGTAGTCGAAGATGTACTTTTTACTGCATCATCGGAATGACGCAAGAGAGTAGTAGAGAAAACCCAGGGCAACGGTCTCCATGCTGGCACCCCGTCATATATAGCTAATATTTTGCCTTCATCATCTATGGGTAGTCTCTCAAGTTCCTCCCCCCCCATGACAAGTATATCGCCTTCAGTTGTTAGAATAGAGGCTATATCCTCGACATGGTGATATTGAAACACTCTGTGATTGTCATATTCTATGGAGACATAATAAGCACCATCATCAACATCAACCCATCGATAAGCACCGTCTCCACCATAATCAACCCCAGTGGTGACTGCCTCGCCTACTTGCCCACTACCCGGCTCATCATCGTCATATTCAGGAGGAGGATCGAAAACACTCGCCCCCCAGAGTTTAGCGGTTGCCGCATTTGTCGGTGAACCCTTATATATAAACGTACCTTGTACTATGCCCATTCCGGAACACCTCCAACTGTTTTTAATTTCTGTGCCTCGGTCCCTGCGGAAACTACTTCTAATGACGATTCCCCTCTTATCACCATATCCCCTTCGGTAGTCAATAAATCACTCAAATTTATGTGGTCATAGAAAAACCATGCCCGGTGATTGTCATATTCCACAGAGATATAAAACTCACCTGGGGAAATATCACTAAACCTGAAAGCTCCGTCTCCGCCATATTGGATCCCAGTCGTTATGTCATCACCCAGCTGGTATTCGCCATCGGGTTCGTCATCGTCCTGTTCTGGGGGGCTCACAAAACCAGCTGCACTCCATAATTTCGCAGTCGCACCGTTCATTGGCTTTCCGTTAAATATAAATGTCCCAGCTATTTCACTCATTAAAACCCCCCTTGCAATCTGACTTTATTAGCGAGGTTTCTTTCTACTTTAGTGCTGATTAAATCCCCATCCAGGTAGGTATTGCTGACAAGTGTGATTTCGGGTAATCCCGGGGTGATATATTCTGGCCTTCTCTCAGCCATCATCCCATAGGGTCTGGACTGACCTACTCTGGTCAGCCAGGTGGGTTCGGTAATTAATCCCCCGCCTGCATAACCTCCTAGACCGGAATAGCCCATCGCTGGAGAACGCGCACCCGACAAGGTGTCAAAGATTCCGGCTGTTATCAATTTACCAAATTCTTCTTCGGGGATACCTCCTGGATACATCTGGCCCAGGACAGACATGAGTTCATTTCGCAAATCCAGTTCTTTTTGTAATGCCGTATTAACTCTATGCAGTTCATCGGCCTCAGCCATTAGTTGCTCAGTTGATTTCTTTCTGGCCTTTGTAGTTGATTCCAAGGCACCGGTTTGTTCATTAAGTTTATAAGTGCCGTCTTCATAGGCTGCTATCAGTTCATTACTGCGGGCAAGATGTTCTTCTTCTTCGGGGGATAATTGCCCGTAGGCTTCCCTCAGTTCGTTATAAGCCTTTTGAGCTTTTATTACCTCATCGGTTAATTTACCCTCAGATTTTGCCAGCTCTTCCTGAACTCTGCTTGAGGCTTCAACGATTTTATTCCAGTCGGTATGATGTTTAATCAACTTGTATATGCCAAAGCCCATCAGTCCCAAGCCTACCAATAACATCGTTATTGGGTTCAGGAGGAAAGAGACTAAAGCACCCCCAATTTTCACAATCCATCCCAAAATTTGGGGAAGTATACCCAAAGAAAGAGCTATCATTATCGGACCGAGAGCGGTCATAAGGGCTAAAATAGGCTCAAGGGGTGTCAAGAATGAGCCAGTAACAAGGGTCAATTCCTTCCATTTCTGCGCAACTTTGTCCATGATGCCCAATTGCTTATTCATTGCATCGGCATGTTTTTGAGTCAGGCCGGTAGCATCTTCAATTTTGTCCTTATAAGTGTCTATTTCATCCTGAGTCAAATCTAATGCCTCATTAAGAGTTATAGCTCCATCTTTAGCCCGACTGACGGCAGTCCTAAACAATCTTGTTGCTTCGGCACCGCCAAGACCCCTCGCTTCTAAAGCTGCCATTATCCCCACCATGTCATCAATGCTGACATTCAAATCACGGCCATACATGGCAACATAACCCATCACACTACCAAATTCAGATAAATCAATGGTTGTATTTTTAACTAGCCATGTAAATTTATCCATTTCTTCGGTTGTTTGAGGAGTACGCTCCCCTAAAGATTTCAAAGCAGGAATAAGAATGTCAGCTACAACTTCAGCACTTGATCCGGTAGCATCAGCCAGGGCATCAAAGGCCTCAGCGGAGGCTTTTAATTCTGTTTTGTTCCGCACTCCGGCACGGACAAGCAGATCGAATGTCTTGACCACTGAATCAATACCAAAGGTAACATTGGTGGTTTCTAGCACCATCTTACGCATTTCATCGGTTGTAGTGCCCAGGGTAATAGCTGTAGAGCCTAATTGGGCATTGACTTTGCGTGCATCAGATACAAACTTTAATCCGGCAGCACCCACAGCGGTCATAGCGACTCCCATTGCACGAAAAGCTACCTTGTTTTTCTCAACAAAGCCTTCAATACCTTGAAGCTCGCTCTTGACCTTGTCTGCATTTTCGAGTGCAAGCTTGCCTACTAGACTGAAAATATCCATTATTTACTCCTTATAGAACTTGACAAATCTTGGCGGGATATTAAAATGGGAATTAAGGAGGTGTATCATGTGGACATGGGTTGTAATTATAGTGCTTGCAGTTATTGCAATAATGGTGTTTTATTATATTTACGTTGTACCTTCGAATAAGAAAAAAGCCAAGCATATTCTAAAATTAGGACGGATAGATAATTTGAAGGAATTTAATAGAATTTGCGATACACTTTCCAGAGAAGCAAGGGATGACTTAGAGTGTGGCGAACTCTGGAAGAAATTACAGGCATTAAAAGAGATACAAGATAATTAAGTTTTCTTCCCTGCCATTTTCAGGATTTCTTCAGCCTTAGCGATTGCCTCTTTAGCCGTTACCTTATCTTCGGTTACCGCTTGTCCTTCCAATAAACCCAAACTCTGGAGGTAATCACCAAAGTTCTTATCTCCGCCACTACCTAACTGATGTGCAATAAAAGCCGAGTCTGTCAATCGTTCCCTGGCTTCTTCATGTTTCACCTTAGAAAGTAACTCTACTATTTGCTGGAAGCGGTCAAAGGAAAGATTATTAACAGTATTATCAGCCCAGCTATAGCGGGATTGAATCAGGTCGTAGAGCCTAGCGATTCCTTCTGTATCCCGGCTTGCTGTAAAACTGAGCCGAAAAAAGACTTGAATTCACCCCGCGTTACCAATTCTTTAATAATATCGGCGGGAGCATTGACCGACATCTCATCAAGCTCCTCTACTGTTTTGCCGATCAAATCAGCCAGCCAGGAATAAATGTCGTCAGTCAGGTCGGCAGCCGCAATCCTAAAAAGAGACAAGCCTACTTCCATAGGGTTACTATCGCCCTTCTTTTTAGCTGCCTTATCTAGCACCGTGAATAAATCACCTGTGCTACTAGATTTGAGCTTGCCGAGCATCTTGGCTAGGGTTTTCACATCTTTGGCTCGTAATTCTCTAATTTCCATAATTCTCCTTTATGATGCCGGAAAGATAATTTCCCAGGGCTCAGTATCAAGGTCGGCATTGGAATAATGCCCGGTAAAGGTCAGGGCGGGTACTGCCTCATCCTTTGGAGCCATGCTAAGGCTTAATGCCCCATCACATAAAGCATTGGTAATCTTGACAATTACCGGATTTGTTTTACCCGTGAGAGTGCCCACAATCACTACATTACCGATATAGGCAGCATCCTTGATATTGTATTTGTCTAATTCGGTTGATTCCCCACCTATAACTGCGTCAGTGGAGGCATAGTAATAAGTCGCGGTGATTGCCTTACCATCCCCCGGGGCGACCACAAAGTAAATCGTACCGGTATCGTAGTCTATCGTGAAATCGGTAAGAAGAACCTGAGCCTCCCTATCTGCCACTGCAACGGACACGCTATTTTGTTCTATTGCACCATGATCAAGGGCAAACTCTACGGCTTCTGCATCGCCATTTCCAACCGCTTCGTCCTCTATCAAGGAAGTGCCTGAACTATAAATAGATCCGGCTATCGCCCTTCTCAAGTTTTCTGCGGTCAATTCCAGCATATTGGCCTTGATAGTGGCGACCACTTCTTCTATACGCCTGAGACCCTTGACCGGTCCTCTGGCACCATCAGCTTCCATGCGCCTGATCGTCCTGGCTAACTCAAAGGAGTTCCCCCCACGGGTAGCACCCAATAAGGTGCCCGGACTATCAGCATCAATAAAGTCGAAGTAGAGGGCACCGCTATCAATCAAGATTCTGTCAGGGCTATCGGTTGATACTCCATGTTTGCTTACGGTCATTTCTTTTTACCTCCTATAATTATGCTCATTAAAAAAGCCACTCGTTTTGAGTGGCTTAAAATAGGTTTTTTATACTTCAGTTATTTATAGCTGTGTCTCCTTCGGTGTGATTTACCATTATGCCAATGATTAGTTGTATGGTCATTCGGATTTGCAAAAAGTCCCAAATTCTCCAATCGGTTATCCTGTTTATTTTCCTTACTATCTTGGGGATGTGTAATTCCCCTATGATGAATCTTTTCTATAGGTTGAAGACAACGCTTCAAATGCTTTGCCATTATTAATCTATGCTCAAGAACATATCCCCTTGAATTGGTCATTTGATAGAAGGGAGAATCCGGTTGAAGTTTAATGAGAACATAACCTTCTATATGGATAAATCTTCCGCCATTCCATCGGTAATGATTTTGGCCATTTGCTTTTTCTCCACAGCTTCGACATCTTAAATGAGATGGCTCCCCATGTTCTAATTCTACCCATCGCTCTTTCCCACAATCTATACAAGCATGCCAAATTAATTTATTGTTGCCTACAAAACCTACATCTCGCTTTCGTTTAATTTCTCCCACTTCTGGCATTATTTCCGCCTCTCCTTATCCCAATATGGGCTTTTACATTTAGGGCAAATAGTGGGATGCTCTTGCTTACTCGGCCATTCATGGCCACACCGCTTACACCTGAATATCTTTAGCATATTACCCTCCATGTATATATCTTATCATAGCAGGTAATACTTGTCAAACATATTATGAGGGGTAAGTTATTTCAAAGGGTTCGGTATCGAGGTCTGAATCCAGGTAATGGGCCGTGAACCTCATTTGAAGAACAGCCTCATCTTTTGGATTCAGGTTAAGCGTGAAAGGCCCATCAACCAGGCAATTCTTGAGCTTGCAGATGATAGGCGCGGACGTGCCATCAAAGCCTGTAATTGTCCCGACAATAACCACATTTGCGATATAGTCACTATCGTCAATCTCAGCACCAGTTATGACATGACTGGTGGCACTTGAGCCTGGTAATGCCATAAGTAAATTAGCCTCTGTAATCTCAATCAGGTTGACGGTGAGAGTGGCTACGACCTCTTCTATTCTGCGGAAGCCCTTGACTGGCCCCTTTGAACCATCGGGATCCATGCGTCTTATAGTTCGGTTAAGTTCAAAGGCATTACCCCCTTTAGTTGCCCCTAAGAGAGTACCCGAAGAAGCTACTGACCAGTCATCGGTAGCTTTCCAATAGACCGCCCCGGAATCTATCAGGATACGGTCAGGGGTGTTTGCACTTACTCCATGTTTCTGAACTGTCATTTTTAGTTACCTCCTAAATAAAAAAGAGCGATTTTTTTATCGCTCTTTAGGTTGGGGATACTATGACACGCACCAAGATAAACAAGGTGGCGTTTTTATTTCCTTTTCATACCAAACCTACCTCCCAATAATGCTCGCACTTTCACTTACTCGATATAGACGGATATTAAACAACAAAGAATAGTGCTGTATCTCAAATTCGCTTTCCGGTATCTGGCCATCTGTTTGTAGCCACAGTCTGCAACTGGATACTATTGTTGTGGTTACGTCTCCGATGGTTTCTGTAGTGTCAAATATAAGCTCGTCCAGTAAGGCAATTATCTTTTCACGAATAGATAAAAGGCGGTCAACATCGGGTGAGTCATCCCAGATGTCAATAGTGTATGAACCTTGCCTCATGGGGAATACATACCCGGGGAGGGATCGCAACTCTATTTTGTGGACAAGGTACGGGAACTCACTGTCAGGCGGTGCCCAGGTATTGTAGACCCTCGTGCCAGTGTAACTAAATAAATCGCCATCGGCATCTGTCAATCTTCCCCATAAGTCCGTTAGTAATGATTTTATCGTATCCATTAAAACCAAATCCTTGTAAATATTTCTTTTACTTTCGCTTCACAAAGCTCAAAGCTCTTTCTCAGCCAGGGTCTGGGCTTGATGTGAATAGTCCCAAACTCCAGCATCGGGCCATATTTCTGGTCAGTGCCCACAAACCCCACGATTTTACTGCCTTCGCTTTCAACTCCGCCTTTGATTGACCCCCTTAATGTCGCGGTAGCTTGTGCGGGAGGTTCGCCTGGAGCGGAAGCAGTATAAATCCGATTAGTATCTGGCACCTTATAAACCCTGCCATGACGTGGGCCACTTAGGGTTTCAAGCGTTTTATTGCGGACTTCATTGACAGCCTCAAGCATTCTGTCTTTGGCCGTCTCATCAATCTTCTGCATGACTTCTTTGAGATTAGAAACAAAAACTACTTCAACACCCATAATTCCATTACTCCATGCCCACAACAGGCTGAACTCACTCCTGGGATATATCCTAAACAGGCGTCATAACCTTCAGGAGTTGGCATCATTCCGCACCTTATGCAAGCCCGATTCTCCATATCAATAGGCTGTTTATTATCAGCGTAATTCCAGCCATTATCATCGTATTCAATTAAATGGCCTCTAAGATACGAAGTTATCATACTTCCTTCACCACGACTTCCGTGATTCCATCAAAATGTTTGGCTGAGGATGCCGGTTCATAAGTTTTTGAACCATGTACAATACGATGATTGCCAAGATTAATAGTAACAGTACCCCTGAAAATGAATTTGTCCGTCACCACTGTATTCAACTGCTGATATTGAGCTATGGTTTTGACATCAAGTGGAATCTTGCGCCCATAAATAGTCTGTACGGGTTTCCACGTAATGGTAGAACCGAGTGGTCCCGATGTGGTAGTTTTCTCCTGTAAGTGAATTTTAGATTTCAATATGTTACTTAGCATACATTCACCCTCAAGGATCCTATTTTCTTTTTAGATGCTTCCGGTAAATCGTCTGGATCTCCGTAATCTATCGATCCTACCCCGCTTATATTCTGGGATTTCACTCCCAATCTATTTTCGTACCAAGTGGCTACAGCGATTAAGACCGCAGTTACCGCATCGGGAACCAGTGCTTGCGTGGCTGCCCTATCTGCTCCATATCCAGCCGTGTAGACCACGACTATTTCGTAGTCCTCCGGCCAGACAACAAGATGATATACCCGCCCTATTGAAAGCCGCTCACTCCAACTGGTAAGCGATTCGCCACCGATGGTAATAGTATCCACATCAACCACCGGCCGCTTATAGAGTCTCAGGACTTGCTTGTTGTCTCCGATATGTGTCTCGGTTATCTCGCGCTGAACAAACGCTCTTCCAACATAATCTTCCGCTTTCTTCGTTGCTGCTTCAATCAAATCCTCAATCAGCAGGTCGTCATAACTCTCGAAGGTATCCACTGTAGCCGTATAATCATAAGAGGCAGTGATAATGTCACCATCACCAGGTACAGAGCCTGCCTTAAAGGTAATGGTATAACTAGCAATACTGAAATTAGTGTCCTCATCCTGTAGGACATTTTCAACATATAGCTTCAGGCTACCCGATATAGGTACCTTATTACCAATAAGGGGAAACTCATCTTCACCACCCTCAGTCCCTACACCGACATACTCGGCATCCACGTGTAGACTTGAAGCAGTATCAACCCTCAAGTAGTTTTTCGCCTGAGTTAAATCTATTAAAGCTGTTGCTGATAATGCCATCTTATCTCCTCTTCTTTCCTAGAGTATAATCAACCATGCTTCGTCCCAGACTATATGAAGCAGACTTCATCCTGCCCAGGTCGTGAATAAGTGATACCCTTTTTATGCCGAGGATTATCCGAATAAATCTTTGAATAAGGCTTTCGGTTATCCCTACAGTTTCAGATATAATCTTGACTGTCGCTGCCCTGCGGATAACCGTGTCTGCGAGACTGATTGCCTCAGTCATTATCTTGATAAGAAGCTCTCTGAAGGATTGAACTCCGCTATCAGTGATTCCAACAATCTCATCTATGATTCTAATGGAGCGGAGCCGTCTTATCAGGTCATCGGCTATTCCTATGGACTCTGTTATCAATCTGATAGCCCAAGATCGCCTGATTGCCGTTTCAACTATTGAGATTGTTTCGCTGGTTATCCATATAGACCTAAATCTTCTAACAAGTCCTTCCGATATACCGATAACCTCAGTAATAATTCTAACGAATCCCGAACTTCTAATTGAGCTCTCAACAATACCGACTGTCTCAGATAATAACCTGACCGAGAAAAACCGCTTTATTGTGCTGTCCATTATTCCTATGGCCTCAGTTATCAATCTGGTTGACCGCAATCTTCGGATTAAACTATCGGCTATGGACAAGTCCTCGACACTTATCCGTATAGACCTCAATCTCCTGACAGAAGTCTCAGCCAGAGTAATGGTTTCAGCAAATATCCTGACAAAACCACTGCTCCTAATAAGAGTTTCCGCTATTCCGATAACCTCGGTAATAATCCTGACAAAGCGAGATCTTCTGATTAAGCCCTCAGTAATAGCGATGGCTTCCGATAATGACCTAATGGAGCGGAGCCGTCTCAACGTGGAATCTATTAAGGTTATTGACTCCGAAATTACCCTGACAGACCTTAATCTTCTAACCAGGCTTTCCGATATGCCGATAACCTCTTCTGTGATTCTGACAAACCCTGCCTGCCGAATAAATGTATCTATTAAACCGATAGTCTCGGTAATAATTCTAACGAATCCCGAACTTCTAATTGAGCTCTCAACAATACCGACTGTCTCCGATAAGATTTTAACAAAGCCCGAACTCCTGATTAGACTTTCCGTGATACCGACTACCTCCGAGAGGATTTTGGCAAAGCTGGCTTTCCGAATGAGTGTATCTATTAAACCAATGGCCTCATCCAACGATCTAACCGAGAAAGCCCTTCTTATATTAGTTCCTCCACCCCATACCTCAAACGCATAGTCTCTGTCGGTTTGTGATTCCCAACTTTCACCAGCGTCATCACTAAATTCAGCACAACCGCCGGGATATGTTGGTGTGAGCTTATCCCCCTTCCAGCCTGCTATTGCTGTAACCCCATCGGCGAATAGTGCCCTAACAACTATTGCGTATTGGGTATCAGCTTCCAAGATAACATTGCCTAAAGCAACCTTTCTCCACGGACCTTCCCAGGGCCAAATAGTAGGTAGTGTATCACCATTGGTAGTACCCGTATTACCTAAATCTGATCCCACTGGATGACCATTCACGTCAACAGTTCGGATACCTACCGAGATCATGCCAGGAAAGCCGCTTCTATAAATGTTCAGACTAACTCTGGTTATTAGATGGGTTAAGGGTGGTGTAATTGTTTGTCCTCTCCAGCGATTGTTATAAATGCCCCACCCAGAACCATAGGCAGTCTTTTGATAGTATTCGTATAATCTGGCTTCCCCTATATTCAGAACCTCAGATATCAACCTGCTGGAATAGGCTCGCCTTATTGGAGATTCAATTAAACCAATCGTCTCTGAAATAAGCCTACTGGACCATGCCCTTCTGATAGCACTCTCGGCTATCCCCAATGTCTCGGACATTATCTTGATAAGTTCTGCTATAGAGATGGATTTAACAAAGGTCTCGACTACCCCTATAGTCTCTGATAGTATTCTTATCGCCCTTTGTCTCAAAAGGGATACCTCAGTGATGGTTACCATCTCTGCCTTGAGCCTTATTGACCGCAACCGTCTTATATTAGAGTCTATTAATCCCAGAGTCTCAGTGATAAATCTATTAGAAAATGCTCTCCGAACTAAGCTGTCAGTAATACCTAGAGTTTCAGCTATTAACCTTATGGAGATTGCCCGCCTTACTGCACTTTCAACTAAGCCAACGGTTTCATCTATCAATCTTATGGAGGTTAATCGTCTTATCAGGGTTTCAGTTAGACCAATCGTTTCGGTAGTTAGCCGATTAGACCTCATGCGTCTTACAAGTGTTTCAGCCAGGCCTATTGTCTCATCAAATATCTTGGTAAACCCGAACTTTTTAACCGCACTATCTGAGATACTTAATGATTCTGTTGTTAGTAATGGGGTTCTTACTCCACGCCTTATTAAAACATCGGACAAACCAAGCAATTCAGTAATATGCCTTATAGACCACTTGCGTTTTAAGGTGGCTCCAACTACCCCCAAAGTATCAGGAATAAATCTGAATGAACTGCGTCTACCGATTGCAGCCTCCGATAGTCCTATAGCCTCATCAGCTACTTTGACAATGGCTTCTGGCCCTGCCTCGGTATATTCAATGTGGAGCTTGGCACCTGATACATTACCTGCTAGGTCTTGAGAACGAAAGTAGAAGTATTTACCCGCATCAGCTTTCGGGGAAAAGATAACGACTATGGCCGTTACGGTATAGGAGTCAACAAGTTCCTGTATAACAGACACTAGGCTCTTATCAGAACCAAACCAAGCGTGGCCTCCTGCGGCTACGCTGTCCTCAATCCATTCTGTATAGGCTGTGGTTAAGGATCTGTTAGTAATGTTATTTGCTTCCTCTGCTATGGCTAATGGAGCAGCACCATCCTCACAATGTATCTGGAAGTTGGCATCATCATAGGTGGTATCATAAGTAAGCACCTCAACATAAGCCGCTGAGATAGTAGCTCCCTTCGGAATATTAAGGCCATCCCAACGCATAGCTCCCATATAACGGTAGTCTAATGATGAATTAGACCTTGTCCTGACAAAATCCTTGTTATTATCAACAGAGTCATCGGCAAAATACTCATATCCATCGTCTGCGCTGGCATCGACCTGTAAATTCAGTTCAACTGGAAGCCCACCTCCCAATAATTCAAATCCACCACCAAAGGCACCTAGCTGAAAACTCATTTAAATGCTCCTATTCAGCCCTTTCCACGATACACTCACATTGGTCGGTATAGGTATTAACAGCATCAGTCTTAGTAGCATCATCTACTTGGGTCTGAAGTTCTATATAATCGCCATCATCTAAGTCAACATCCGTGTTGATGTTCACGGACACATCGCCATAACCAGATCCCCTAGAGTAATTACGAGCTACACAACGCTTGACCTCAATCGAACCATTAACCCTAATATATAGCATAATGGTTGCCCTTGACGAGCTTGTCTGCTGTGCTGATACAGTGGCTCTTACCCTATACCTGCCATCAGCGTCAACCTGAATACGGGTATTATTGGTCACATTATCATGAGTAAACCCAGTATCCTTCCTTAGCTCGTTATCCCAACCAATCTGTTGCTTTGTGCCGTTAGAGCCACCTATATTCTCCGTTTGGGAACTTTTAGTTAGGTGTATCTGTACAAGTGTACACTCATGGTCATCATTCCAATTAGAGGGCAAAACTAGAGTTTCATCCCCCCCATCTTCTTTTTCAGAAACAAATTTATGCCTTATCGCCATCTCTACCCCTATGCGCCCAAAAATTCATCTTGCTGTTTCTAGTGCGCTTCTCAATAAGCTCTATGGGCATCTAGCCCTCCTATGCGCCCAACATCTCATGATTAGCGAATATCTTGGCTGAAGTCGCGTCATCCTTAGCCCAGGCAGCTGCCCACTTATAGCCGTTCAGAATAGGGTCGGTACCAGTGGCACTTGCTTTCGCTATGAATGAATGAGTGACCGCAACAAACGGGCCATCTCCAGTAGTGTACTCAAACAGCCAGGTCACAATGTCCGTACCTGCCCCGGTGTTGTCCCCGTCCTGGTCATTACTCTTGGGATAAGTGGCTGTCTTTGCCTTCTCTCCACTGGGATCATGCACGGTGAAATCGCCATAATTGCTGTCTTTCAGTGGATCGCCGCCACCTTCCGCGCAAGCCGTAGCTAAGTAAAGGTTGGCAAAGGTATTGGTTGGTGATTCCCCGCAGGCGCTTTCCGCATACCATACATCGCCAGCATCGGTTACCAGGTTCTTGCCCCAGATATGCTTTGTCTCACCGGTTCTGTGATTCTCCAGGACTAACAGGGCATCGTGCTGATGTTCTCTCCCTATTCCCATATGCTCAAATAGTTGTTTTAGTGTATTCTGCATTTTTTACCTCTCTTGATTAGTATTACCTCGCATTTCTCAGCGACCCTTAGTTTTTCCTTTGGCTTGAATAACCTTCTGAAAAATCTCTTAAAAATCGTGAGTTACCTCCTGATTTTCCTTTTTGTTTCCTTGGCTCCATCGAGACTCTTGTCTATCATAGCGATACCGTTATGAAGCCATAGTATAGCGTCATCCTTTCTAACGTCTACGACATCGCCCAGCTTGTATCGGGTATTCCTTGTCAAGTAATAGAATGATTTGATTATTCTGACTCGCATGAAGCCCCCTAACAGGAAGAGGGAGCAGTTGCCTACTCCCTCTTAATCCTATTTTTGGTTTGTCTAGTGAGCTATCTGGAGCATAATGAACGGAGCACCCTGGCCGTTACCTGCGACATTACCGCAGATAACAACGCCGGCAAGTTGTGCGGACTCCCATCCGCCGGTAGCCGGTACTCTGAGTGAGCCGTCTCCCGCAAATACTACCATCTGCTCGTTGATACCGTCGCCAACACTACCAGCTGGTGCACACCATGATACTCCTTCGACCTGAAGGAATACGTACTTGCCCGAAGCAGCTACCATTACTGGCATGCCCATGACCATACCCCACTCTTGGGCCGTATTCTCGACGCTCGCGTAAGGATTGCGGATGACCTCAGCTGTGTCACCAGTATCGAGTGCTACCGGAATGGGAGAATCGAGCTGAAGGGTTAATGTCTTAGGCTGAGACACTACAGCATCGTTACCGATAATGGTCCTGGTGAAGGCTTTTTCTTCACCGCCCGTGAAGACTACCACCTCACCGCCTACCAGCTCATCCTCCGTGCAATCAACATTGCTGGTAATCGCTATCTCCGTTGCGTTGATGAGGGCTATGGCCTGAACGGCCACATTACCGATCTTCTGTAGGTAACTGGTCTTTGCTCCCATATCAGGAACTACGCCTTTGGTACCCACCTTAGCGTAGACAAAGGCCTTTCGTCCGAATCTCACATAGTCGCCAACACCATATTGTGGGTCATCGTCAACCACATAAGGAGAGCCTGAGCCAACATGGAGAACTCCTTCTCCAACCCCGGGTAAGTGCATCCTGTGCATTTTTGCTACCATGTTTCACCTTTCCTTTGGGCGGGATTCATTTTCACCCGCCCATTTTACTTTGCTATATTCGCTTCACCTATTGCTAGGTGTGCTTTAGCTGCTCTCGTTACTTAGTACGGTAAAGGTATCGTAACGAATCGGGCCACCACCAACCCTGAAATGAACCTTGAAACCGATTAGACCAGCCTCGGCATAGAGTTCGTCAAGTCTCTGAAGGGTAATGCCAGCCCGGTCTATAATCAGGTAGCCGAGTTTGAAGTTGCCGAATATCGCTGCAATCTTCTGATCCAGGGTATCGGCAGGGTAGTTCATGTCAGCGCTGTTGACAATCGGGTATCCGTCAAACTGGTTGGGTTGTCCAACCATAAGGGAAGGCTGCCACAGATAATTCCCGGTTGCAGCTGCCTTAACCAGTCTTACGGCCAACTCGCTCTTCCGATGCAATAGCCACGATGACCCGGCAAGGTATTGAGATGGAAGTTTGTATTCGATCGTCAAGAGATCGTCAGGAATAATGGTATCAGCGGTGGCAAGGTTGAATCCAAAGGTTCCCTCAGCTCCCGCTGCCCCACCGATTAATCCGCCAGCCTGAAGAGCTGCGTCAACTGCGAGTCCTTCGGGTTCCTTAGAGCCATGTCCGCTACCAATAACAAAAGCGGTATTCTCTGCTGTAGCTATAGCAACGGCGAAGGAACTGGCAATGTGAGCCTGAAGATTATAGTCGGTATCCATCAGCTCATCCTCACCAATCTTGGCTAGACCATAGAGGTCTTCGACATAGAGATTCTCGTCAGCCGGGACTAAGGTAGTTTCAGTAATATCACCCCCAGTCTCCAGCTTGCCCCATCCAACAGCAACTTCCGTTAGAGAGCGGCGGCGGATTTTATCTCTTGTAGTAGATCGCTGCTTACAAATACCCCTCATCGGGGTCAGGGCTGGAAGCGCCCGCGTGATCTCGGCATCTAAGTCCTCTGGCACCAAGATCAACCCGGTGGCATCCTCAACGAGAGACTTGCGTTCCTGTGGCTCCATCGCTGCCTTGCCATACCTCACCCATTTGTAGAAGGCGTTATGACGGGCTTTCTCTTCCTCGGACTTTGCGCCCTTTTCGCCATCGCCGGCACCGGGTAAAGCCTGTCGCTGAAGTTTGGTCTCTAGCTCGTCTATCCGGGTATTGATCTTTTCGACCATGGCTTTAGTCTCAGCTAGAGGTTCGCCGAATTTCTTGATTTCTTCATCCTGCCTCTCCCCGGCTTTGTGCAATTCCTCGACTGCACCTTGAATCATGTCAGTTAGTTTCTTAATATCCTTTTCTTCCATGGTTAGTTTACCTCCGTGTTTATTTCCTTATTTGCTCAAGTATAGCCTCGATACTGGCTTCCGCCTGTTTTGTATCAAAGCCCTCATTCTCGGATTTGAGTGAATTAACTACGGACTCAAGCTCTGTGGCTTCTAGGGATACCTTGGATGAGAGCTGATTGGATTTCTCCGTATCAATCTCTCGTTCTGCGGCTTCAAGGAGTGCTTGAAGTGCATTCAAGGCGGCCCTAACTTTATCCGTGTTAGTGGCACTTAAAACCCGACCTGATTTTTCTTTCCCTGGGCCAGGACGTTCGGCCCTTCTCATCTCACCACCACATTCCGGGCATTTAATATCAGAGCAATGCTTCTCAGATTCTACTTCGTACCCGCACTCAATACATTCGCAATTATATTTATCCTGCTTCTCGGCAGGCTCAAACTTTCCGTCATGATCTTTACAATGAGAATCTGCTTCACCCTCGGTCCAGACTTCCTTATCATATCTATAGGCTTGCTCGGTCATGGTAGTCTCCCCCTCAAGCCTACCCATGATGACTGAGTATTTCTTACCGTCTGAAACTCTGGTAGTGCGCTTGAAACTACCCTCCTGAAAGTCGTCAGGGTCGCGCAATCGGCAAGCGTGTTCGTTAGGATAAGGTTTAAGTTCCGCCTGCTTAACCCCTATAATGACCGCCTCGGGATTGGCAGCAAAGACTACCGGCGAAACATCATAGAGCTTGATTTCTTTCAAATGCCTAATACCATCAACAAGTGGTGCCTTTACAGCGTCATATCCAATTGACATTTCGGTGATCACGCCATCTTTCATAAGGCTCAAGACTTCCCTTGCCCTCTGCACGCCTAAGCTCAATTTGGCTTTAATGTGCAATCCCTTGTCGTCTTCCGCCATTTCTGACGGCTTGCCTATCGGCTCCATAACATCATGTTGCCAGAGGACTTTAATTCGTTTGCCTCCTTCTTTAAGGGTTCTCTTGAAGGCGCCGGGGTCAATGATGTCCCCGTAGGAATCGGGCTTATCCGAAAAGGTAGCTGCATAACCCTCAAATATACCCGTCTCCTCGTCTATCTCCTTGACCTCAAAATTAAAACTCTTTTGTTCTCTGTCCATTTGATTACCTCCCTTTGATTTTGGATTATTTCTAATACCTAACTGTCTTCTCTGTTTCCTGTTAAGGCGTGCTTCTCGGACTACCAAGCCCTCACTATTAACAAAGCGAACTAATTTCATTGGTGATGGTTTGAATTTCATTTATTAACCCCTATTTATGTTTTTTGAAGTCTCTCTCAAATTCCTTTAGCCACTTAGGAACAAGCTCCACTGTCTCAAATTCAGAGCATTGACAGCTAATACAGCGTAGGGTATCTGGTGAATTCAATCGCCCGCAGTGTTTGCAATACTTCTGAGTTTTGCCCTTACGGATAGCACTAAGGATTTCTTTGCCACACCATTGGCATTTGACTAAAACTGGCATTTTACGCCTCCATGCTTTTCTTATATTATAGCAT